TACCTGCAACTGCTGATTTAATGTTTGCGCTTATATCAACTGAAGAACTTGAAGGATTAAATCAGATTTTAGTTAAACAACTTAAAAATCGTTATAATGACCCAACGAGTATGAAAAGATTTGTAATTGGTGTTGATAGGTCTAAAATGAAACTGTATGACCTTGAAGAATCTGCACAAGATGATCTGGTTGATAGGATGTCGGAAAAAAAGGCTAAAAAAGGCAATTTTAATCCATCAAATAGTGGACAAAATGATGAACCTTTGTTTGATAAATCTACTGGTGGTAAAATGAAATTTAAAAAAGAATTTGCGGAGTTTAATTACACATGATAAAAGTATCGTCTGCTCCAGGAGAGCCATTCTCTGTTAATATAGAGTATAAAGGTTATAATGTTATTATGGTAGGAATACCAGTAGATGATGGTTATGATAGTGATATGAAAGTATTTAAAGGTGATGAAGATGTATCAGAAAAAGTAGGAGAATATGAAATAAATGGTGAAGGATTGAAAAAAATACTTGACACTGTTGACACATTTTGATATACTATAGTTGTACGTGAGAGTTTTTATACTCTTTATTTGTTAATCTCAATTAAATGAGGTGATATGTTTCGTTTTATTTTAATACTATTAGTAGTATTATTTTTTGGTATTCCACTTCTTTATGAAAAAGCCTTTGCTGAAGAAACTAAAATCGTAGAGATAAATGGCAAACAATGGTTGGTGATAATTGAGCCAAATAAACCGCCTATATTTAAATCTCTTGAACCTGCATCTAAAAAGATTACAAAACTCCCATTTGTGATTCATGATAATTCAGAAGACTCCTCTATTGCAGTTGTTGTTGAGTCAGCTTCTAAACCAGAGTGGAAAAAAACAACTGTTAAAGAATCTAAATTGGTTCAAACATGTGAGGTTCCTTTAGGGTGTGAAATGACTGTTGAGGGAGAGTGTCCAGATTGTAAGACTGAACTGGTTAGAGAAGAAACAGTTGAAGTCGTTCAAAATACAGATTTTTCAGAATTTAAAACAGACATAAGAAATCAACAAAAAATGATGGAGATGACTGAAAATAAAAAAGAATATGGTTATCTTTCATCTCATTTGTTTTTAAGAGACACTGGACATCCAGCTTGGATTTGCTGGAAAATATTTAAGACCTGTCGACATGGTGACCCAATTTCAATAGAAAATTTATTTATGGGTAAAATGAATGCGAGTTATTGTGCCCAGGAGTTGAATGTCTGTACCGGCAACCCTGCCTGTTTTTCCTTTTCCGACCCTCTCAAAAGCTGTTCTAATTCAACCATCCTGAATCTTTAATAAGCATAAATAGTTTGAAACGAGTTATGTGGAAATTATGCAGAGTTTCAAACAATATTTAAAAGAAGATAAGAATTTACATCTTGAGCATATTGAAGATGAGATTCTTAATAATGGAGTTGATGGCACCAGGCAATCAATACATTTTCTTAGAGGATTGAGAGATATGTTGGCTGGTTCTACAAAAAGTGGAAAGCAGGTCCGCATCACCGTAAAATGGGATGGTGCGCCTGCTATTTTTGCAGGAACTAATCCCGAAAATGGTAAGTTTTTTGTAGGAACAAAAGGTGTTTTTGCAAAAACTGCGAAACTTAATTATACAGTAGAAGATATTGATATAAATCATCCTGGGGATGGTTATGCGAGTTTAAATTACAAACTTAAACTTTGTTTACAATATTTGCCTGAGTTGAATATTGAAGGTGTTATACAAGGTGATTTGATGTATATACCCGAACAACTTGAAGATGAAACTATAGATGGTGTTGATTACATAATTTTTAAACCGAATACGATTGTTTATGCAGTCCCAAAAAACAGTGAGTTAGCTGAACAAATATCAACATCAAAGTTAGGCATTGTATTTCATACTAGATATACAGGTGATAGTTTACCTGAAATGAATGCAAATTTTGATGTTGATGTTTCAACTATGACTAAAACACCAAATGTTTGGTTCAGAGATGCAAAATATGAAGATGTAAGTGGTTCTGCGTTAATGACGGATAAGGAAACGGCACAGATTACAGAAATTCTATCGGGTGCTGGACGAGTATTTAAACAATTAAATCCTGATGTATTACGACATATTCAAAATGATAAAAATATTAATATACAAATTAAAGCATACACAAATACAAAAATACGAGAAGGACGTCCGATAGATAATCCTATGAGTCATGTTACAGGATTGATTAAATATTTAAAAGATAAATTAAATAAAGAAGAGTTGAAACTCAAGACTGAAAAAGCACGATTAAAAAAACAACATTTACATAAAGAATTTTTAAAGTTTTTTCAATATAACCATAGACAACTTGCATTAATTTTTGAAATGCAAAATTTATTAATTGCGTGTAAGATAATGATATTAAGAAAATTAGAACAGGTTAATACATTGACTAAAACTTTTATACAAGATAATGAAGGGTTTAAAGTGACAAATCCTGAGGGATTTGTTGCAGTTGATAAATTAAAATCAGACCAGTATGTGAAACTGGTAGACCGTCTTGAATTTTCAAGACAAAATTTTAATGCCGCCAAAAACTGGTCAAAGGGAGCATAAATGTTAGAACAAGAACAAGAACTACTAACAACACTTGAAGGAAAAATGATAGATATTGCACTTATGGAAGATGTTGATAGTAGATTGCGAAGATTAGCTACAAATGGTCTTATAGCTAAAGATGAGCTTGCATTGTTTGTTAAATTAATGAAAGACCTTGAAGCAGAAAAAAAACCTACAATAACACAAAGACTCATGATTATGAGAATTTTTGATAAATTGCTTAAACTTATTATGGATAATAAGGAAGTTTATCAACGTGTATTAGCATCCGTCAAGAAAAAGAAAAAGTCTCAAAAAGAAGCATTTGATGCCTCTCATACTATTGTAGACCATGGAGGTAAACGATATTATATTGATGAAAATGAACAATTAATACCTTATAATTCTGAAATAGAAGATAATTTGGCAGCCCGTTCCGAAGGTCTTGGTCCTTTAAAATCCAAGAAAAAACTTTCTACTGTTTCACAAATTGCTTCACGTATGCAACAATCAAGTATTAGAACACCAACGGCTGTAGTAGCAGTTAGAGGATAATAAATATAATTATGAGATTAAAAGAATTACATGAACGTATAAGTAGAGAAAAGACCGCAGTTTTTACTTTTGGTCGAATGAATCCTCCTACTGTTGGACATGAAAAACTTTTAAATAAATTAAAAGAAGTAGCAAATAAAAATTCTGCTGATTGGTTTGTGTATCTTAGTTCTACTCATGACTCTAAGAAAAATCCACTTTCTTTTGAGCGTAAAATATATTATGTTAAAAAAATGTTTGGTAAAGAGGTAAATGAACATACATTTCCACAAGAAACTACTGCATTACATGCTGCTGCGGCAATACACGATAAAGGGTACAAAAAAATAATAATGGTTGTTGGTTCTGATAGAGTATCGAATTTTGATACTTTATTAAATCAGTATAATGGTCAGGATAAAGCTCATGGTTTTTATAAATTTGATAGTATAAAAGTAGTATCAGCAGGAGAACGAGACCCTGATGCAGAAGGGGTTTCAGGAATGTCTGCTTCAAAATTGAGAAATTTTGCAGTAAAAGGCCAGTTTGAACAATTTCAACAAGGTCTACTAGGATTGTCTGAAAAGGATGCCAAATCTTTGTTTAATGAGATTAGGAAAGGACTTAAATTGCAAGCAATAAGAGAAAAATTAAAGATTAAATCAGAAGTTGCTTCTGAAAAAGTTACAATAAGTGAACTTAAATTTTCGGATACGTTTAAAACAGAAAAAATACCAGTAAATATTGAATCGGTATTACGAAGAAAATCAGAAGTTTCTGGTATTGCATATTCTATATTAAAATCTATCTATGAAAAATCAATAAAGAAATTTAAACTTGGACATGAAATAGGGCAAATAAAAGAACAATATGCAATTCAACAAATTAATCAACATTTATTGGCCAATAATGCGACTAATGATATAAATGAAGATTTTAAACTTTGGATGGAAATGGATGAATCAACTGATGTTGTTGTAAGTACTCCAACAGGGAGATATACTACAAAAACATCTAGTGTGGCTCAGACAAAAAATAAGGAAAAACAGAAATTTAGGTCTGCACAAGATAGAGGCTCTGTGACAGTTCGTAGAGCAACTGGTAGAGAACAGAGATATCTTGATAGAGAGCAGGATATTCGTTCTGAAGATGCGCCTCCTGGTAGAGAGCATCAAGTAAAATCATTGAAAAAGAAAGTTGGAGAAAAGAAAGCATACGCATTTGCTTGGGCACAACATAATAAACATGGATTACCAGATAAAAAAGAAAATGTTGAATGGGTCAAGGAACTTTCTTCAAAAACATTAAAACGAATATCTTTAGAAGAATCGTCATTTGACCATCAAGTTGTATTACAACAACTTGGAGGTAGAAAATTTATGGCAATGACAGGTGCTAAAAACCTGACATTTAACAAAGAAGAATCTTCATTGAGTATGAAAATAGGGAAGAATTCTGCTGGAGTAAATCATCTTAAAATTACATTAGAACCAGATGATACTTATACACTATATTTTGGCAGAATTAGAAATTTAAATTATAAAGTTATAAGAACGGTTAAGGGTGTATATGCTGAAGCACTACAAAATGTATTCACCGAGGTAACTGGAATGTATACTAGTTTATAGGAAAAAAACTATGTTAAAATTTAATACACTTCATGACGGGGCATTTACACAACATGACCCACTTGCAGACGCATATCAAAAAATAAAAGAACAGGGTGATGTTCATGTTCACCATTATCCAAAAGGGGAAGCCCCTGACGATAAAAAGAAAAAAGAAAAAGAGGCTAAAGAAGCTGAGAAGAACGGTAATGGAAATGGTAATGGTGGGACTGCTTCTGCGCCTCCACAAGAGGAAGGTCCACCTCCTCCAGAAGATTCAGGAAATCAAATGCCTAAATTTTCTAAAGATGAAGTAAAAAGAATTAGATTAATTCTCAAAAAGACTAAAGAAAAAAAAGAATCTGAACAGAAATTGAGTAATAAAAAAGACAAAGTTAATACAAAACCAAAGCTGAAAGATGTTAAGATTGATGAAGTGGCCATTAGAAAATCATTGATTCGTGGTGTAAGTGGTGGCCAGAAGTCACCATCGGCCAGGAAC